AGCCGCGCGAAGCTCAGCGTCATCCAGTCTCTCTGGAGCGTTGACATTATTTATCCCTTTGAAATTCTTTATGGTAGCCATTAGATACCGCCATATCTCACTGTCCCGGCTCTACGAGTCGAGTTCTTAATCTGGGCTTCATATATTCTTGTATCCAGTACAAACTTAGCCATTAGTTTATCAGCCTTGTTTGGGTCGAACACATCCGAATCTTGGTCATCATAAGCCAGTGAGCGAGCGTAGGTCACAAGTAATTTCTGGTGCTCCGGCTTAGTCAGCTCAGTCTTAGATGAGGATACGGTGATTGATTTTTTAGGATACCGGGCATAGAACATAGTGATAGTATCATCAGTTTGTGGGATAGGGAATAATCTACCCTTCCCCTCTATCATATCGAGGATAATATTTGTTGGGTTGCCCGTACTGTCCAACCAGTTACCCGCAATAGACTGACCATAATCGTCAGCCGCGCACGCACTTTCCATCTCATTGAGATTTCGGTTCGTAATATTTCGTTTTTGAATGTCAGACCGACCAGTGCGGTATTCTAAGAAATCGTCTGGCAGTAAAGTATAGGGGTCATCTGTAGTAACAGTAAGTTGTGCAGTGTCTTTGAATATGTGCGTAACTCTGGCGAACTCGCGTTGGGCTTCATCAAACCACCCTACGATACGGCTGTCTGACCATAAGTACGGTGTTTCGTTATCTTCCATCCGGTCACGGAATAGAGTTATAAGTCCATCTACTGAGGTCGCCATAAGTCATTACTCGCCTACGTTGTTGATTTTAGCTTTGTACGCTTTCCAAAGCTCTTTGATTTCACCGCCATCAATCTCGAAGGCAATGCGTTTGCGCAGAGCATCTATTTTAGGAACGCCACTAGCGCCGAAAGTTCCGCGTTCGTTTTTAGCAACCATCTCTTCGAAGACAGCTTCAATACGATTTACCCGGTCATCACCCATTGGAGGCGGCTCTTGAGCATTTGGTTCTTCTTTTACTTCAGGTAATTTCTCACCCTCTGCTGGGATAGCTCCCTGTGCCATACATTCTGATACCATCATCGGTACTACATATACGGGGACATCTTTCTCGAATTTAATCGCGTGTCCACAAGTACTACTGACAGTAATATTCCGGTTCATTACTAAGTTCATAGCTGTTGCCTATTTTGAGTTAGATAAAATAAAAGGGCACGACGGCCCTTTTATTCAGTTACCACACCAGATTAAACTGGCTGTGATTCATTGCCGCGACCATCGATAGTATATTGGACTTCTAAGTAGCCCACCATCGCAGTACCTTCAGTACCAGCCGCAGTGTTAGTGAGTACAACCGCACCCTTACCGATAGCATTAACAATACCATCAAGAGTAAGTGCCGTACGCCCTTCCGCCTTAGCGTCTACAGAAGCGTAGCGGTCAGCAGTCGTGCCGTCACCAATAGTCAAAGTATCCGAAGTAACAGAATCGCCAGCAGTTTCGATAACAATCGCACCGCCATTAATTACTGCGCCACCCGGCAAATCAATCGCTTCTACCGCAATACCAGTAGGTACGTCAGCTTGTACGAACGCGACCTTAGCAACCAAAGGCCACTGACGGTCAGGATTTTTTATTAAAGGCATGAGTTTATCTCCTAATTAGCCTATGAAGTAAAGCCCTACATTAGTAGGGCAGTACTAATTACTGGGCGGCGTCAATACACAGAATACCGAAGTCTTCTGTAGTATCAGTTACCTGAGAGTTGAACTGTGGCTTCAACATACCCATAATCTTACCGACTGAGATACCCTGTTGGTTATCATAGTCGAACCCTTTTTCTACCCACTCAGGAGCGCCGATATCTGCATAACCCATAGCTTGAGCGCCACAGAACAGAACACGGTTGCCATCAACTGTACCAGAACCACCCCACTTATTGCCTGAAGTCAGGCCAGTGGTGTTGTATACATGACGGAACTCACGAATCGCTAGACCGTCGATATAGATTACATCCATACCTTGGAACAACGGATTACTCGGAGAAGTCTTATACGCATTGCGATAAGCCGATAAGAAATTAGGGTCGAGCTTCAGACGCGCCATACTCTTAGGAGTCATGAACACGTTGTAAACTTCCATACCCTCATCGCCACGGATAGGCTTGATGAAATTGTCCTTAGCATACGCTTTGGCTTCAACCATCATATTCCAACTTACATAGTCACCAGTACCAATTGCGCCGTTCACAAGAACTGCGTGATTAACTGGAATTAAAGACTTAGTACCCTCGTCCCACTGTAAGTGGCGATTAGAAGTAGGAGCCGCAACGTCAGACGCATACGCTAAGTAAGGGAAATCAGAACCAGTACGTAATGCACCATTGGTCTTATTCGCGTAAGAAACGCCAGACATGGTTAAGAACGCTAGTTGGTCAGAACGGTCAGCCAGCCAATAGGCCAGAACATCACGGGAATTTTCACGGAAACGAACAACAGACTTCTGTTCGGCCATTTTACCTTCATGACGATTTGCGTGACGCAACTGGTCAATCTGAATAACTTGGTCGTAAGCTTTGTTTGCTTCTTCATTACCTTCTAAGGTACGGTCTCCTGCGACACCATCACCCTCAAGGTCTGCCACTAAAGTAATTACAGCGCGTGCGCCGCGTTCATCTTTAGTAAGTTCAGTGATACGTTGAATCATCGCACCAGCACCTGTGCCAATGTAACGATTAAGGAATTGAGCATTTCGTGCGGCTTTCCACACATCGCGTGCCCAGACTGTTTTTTCTTCATCAGTCAGCGCGGCATAATTCGTAGCGGCCATTTCTGGTCTCCTAGTCAAATTGAAAAATAAGTTTTCAGATGTCGCTCTGATTGCGGAATCTACGCAGTCATGGTCTGTGTGAAACCAAGTCCATGTCGAGGACTACCCGTTACGCTAATTATTAACCTTTTAAACAAAAAACGCAAGCCCATGGCTTGCGTTAGTTAGTTTTATGCGGCGGAAGCCAGAATAGTTCGGTTTTCTTCCCAGAGTTTAAGCATCTCTAAATTAGCTTTGCGTTCATCTAATTCAGAATATTTCTCAACCATGGCCCGGACTTTACCCCAGTTTGGTTGAGACTTGCTAGTTCGTTCTATCTGGTGATAACCGAGTCCGCGAATAAGACCGTACGCCAAGTGCGTAGCCCGAGCGATAGGTCTTATATGCTGAACCCGATGGATATGTAACTCATTTAGTTTGTAGAACTTGCGTTCCACTTTTAACTTGAGTTCTTCCTTTCGGATTATTCTTGCTTCTTCTGCTAGTGATTTTAGTTTAACTTTTAATTCGATACTCATGGTAATTCTCCTAGTTTAGTTTTATGTTGTTTTATAACTTAAACCTATACTTTGGAGGGCCACGGTTATTGTATTCAGTTCATACTAAATCTCCTTGTTGGTGAGTGTGTACGGGTTCGAACCGTATGCCGACGGGATTGAAAGCCCTAAGCAATGCCTCTCACACCCATTAAAAATCTGTACCTTCAGATAAGTCGCCTGCTCGGTATTCTGACTTCTTAGCCCAGTCTACTGCCGGATGACCTTCGTGCAATCGCTGAGCAACGAGATAGCTCTCAAAATCAACAATCTTATTTTTCGCCATCTCACGAGCAACTGCCATACTATGTTCCATAGGAAGCATATCGCCAGTCACCGAATGCCCAATAAAAGCTGTACCGTTCGCCACCACCAACACGCATATCATAACCCCGCTTGCCTGCATCGTATGATAGTCCTGAGAAACAACCAGTTCTTCGATGCGGTCCGGTAAGTCCTCCATCATAGCGAACGTTGCGTCTGTCATACAACTCTCCAATCTTCAGCCAGCATATCCGTTTGGCTTGCGAGCCAACCCATCTGGATTTTACCGTCTGCGGTTTTCATTGATATAAATGGAGTTACTTCGGCAGAGCCACCGTTATCGTAAGCGAAATCAGAGTTATTAGTATTCCAGAACTCGTCTGCATCTAAATTCTCATGCCCGCCGTTATAGGTAATCCACATATCCTTACCGTTCCAACCACCCCGAGCAACCTTAGCCCCTCGTTTCATAGCTTCAATCGCTAACCCGAAGTTCATACCTATGGTCTTATGGTAAGCCCGGTCGAATATATCTTTAGGCGACCAACTAATGTAGTTGCTGTAATCCGGGTGATTGGGCTTACCCCCGTCAAGATATTCTACTAAGAACCCGGGTCTTCATCGCTGGGTATTTCCCAGCCGCGTAAAATATTATACTCACCTAGTGTCATAGGCTCGCCGTTAATTTCCTTTACACCAATATATCGATTCATCCGAAGTCTCCTCTCATGCGTTTCTTAGTTTCTTCCGGCAGAGCGTCAAACTCGCCGTCCGTTAAGTCCATCGCGTTAGGGTCGGAGTCCTTCATACCGCCGGAATCCCCATCGTCGCCTATATCTGACGTGTCGGGCGGGGTTCGTTTAGAAGCATCAATGTTTTCTTTGACGCGGTTTTTTGGCTTGGCAGGCGGCTTACCTTTATCATCCTTGTCGTCCTTATCATCCTTGTCATCTTTCTCAGGCTCTTCCGTCTCAAGTCCTAACGCTGGAATTGCTACGTTTACTGCTTCGACTAAGGCATCGGATGGAGACATACCCTCCCCTTTGATGAAGTTGTTTTGCAAACGAAGTACATACGCGTTGGCGTCTGCATCATACGATTCGTGGGATTCGTCGAATATCGGAAACGCTTCTTCCAACTGGTCAAGCACACTATCCAGTTTAGCGTTCTCACTAACGTTAGCCTGAGTCTGGGTCTGAGTAGTTTCATTGGCCTGCTTCATCTGCTCTTGGTTGAACGAGCGTTCGAGTGTTCGACTTTCAGCACGGAGCTGATTAACTAAATTACTGTCTCCATCGCGCATGGCATCTGTAATTTTTGTGTCGATTTCAACTTGCGCTTCGTTGAGTACTTCTTCCGCCGTTTTTGTTGGCGCTTCCACTTTTTTCTCTGGTGGGTCAGCCTTTCCAGACTCGGCATTCTCCATCTCCAGTACTTTAGCTTCCGCATTACGTGCGCGAGCAAGTGCCGCGTCCAGACGGAATTTAGGAACCCTTATGCCCTTAGCTTTGCTATCGGGCTTAGTTTTGTCATCCCCGTCATCACCGCCATCGGCAGAGTCGCTATCGCCAGACTTATCGTCAGCGCCATCACCAGCATCAGCATCGCTATCACCAGTGTCTTTAGCATCAGACTTATCGTCCTTAGTATCGGCCTTATCACCTTTATCATCAGCCTTATCATCGCCGTCCTCTTTATCGTTTTTAAGGGCTTCAATTTCTTCAGCGGTTGGTTCGTCGTCCTTTTTTTCTTCCTTTTCAGGTGGCTCTACGAAATCCCCACGGCTTTCTGGCGATGCGAATTCTACCTTGTCGTCTTGTTCTGCGTTCTGTCCCATGTCATTCCTCCCGGTTTATGACGTTAATAAAATTGTTTAGCACCATGCAGATGAACGTGGCTCACCTGTTGACGGGTCAACCCCGCAAGGCGCTTTTTTCTTCTTAGTCTTTGGAATCTTAGTGGCTTGACCACCTCGGAGTCCAGCGGCTTTTGCGCGATTACCTTGTCCGTAACCACCCAACTTCTTTCGTACATTCTCGGCCCATCCCATTACTTCTTCTCCTGTGTTTTCTTAGGTTTAGCTTCCGGCTTCTTCGTTTCTTTCTCGCTCTGCGTCTGAGCCTTATCAGCTCGGTCGCCATCACGGTCGTTCTTTTCTTTGTCGTTATCCAGCTTCTTATTCGCTTGGTACTCTTTTTCAAGACCCTCGCGAACTTTACTACCATGCTCCATCATCTTAACCTTTTTCTCAAACTCAAACTTCTCACGGTCTAACTGAGCGCTTTCCTGTGCCTGTCGAGACTGTAACGCAACTTGTGCCATCGCTGACTGTCCGCCAGTATCGCCTTGCTCTGGGTTCTCAAGCTCTTGCATGTTCAGCGCAGTGTCAGACTTAACGTTCTGTACGCGTTCCATGGCAAGCATCGCATTCGCACGATTAACCATCGCTTTAGTCTTCTTCTCTTCAAGTTCGACTACCTTAGTCTGCATGTCCACTTGGGCTTGTTGTTGTTCAAGTTGTTGTTGTTCAG